GATTGTGCCTTCTACAGGCGAGAGTATTACATACAGACCATACGTGGTTAGAGAAGAGAAGATATTGTTAATAGCATTAGAATCTCAAGATGAAAGTGCAGTTGAAAAAGCTGTAATTAATATCATTAAAGAGTGTGTAGAGTCACCTATTAATGTAAAGAACCTAACAACGTTTGATGTTGAGTTCATGTTTGTTACCCTACGAAGTAAGTCGGTAGGTGAAGGTATTAAGTTAAATCCTTCTTGTACTAAATGTGAAGCATCAAATGAAGTGCATATTAACTTAGAAAAGGTTAGTGTGACAAATATTGATGATGCCGTGGATAAGCATGTTAAATTGACGGATGATATATCCATTGATTTAAAATGGCAGACCATGAATGACAGGTTGAGTGACTCACAGCGAAAGACTGAAACTGAAGCTGTCATTAATACAATAGCGAAATCTATTGAAACGATTTATAGTGGCGAAGATATTTTTGCTGCTAAAGATTCTAAGGCTACTGACCTCCTTGACTTTGTTGAAAGTCTAAGTACAGATCAGTTTAATACCATAGTGGGTGTTATAGCTAAACAGCCTATGCTAAGTTATAAGTTAGAATTTGATTGTAAAGATTGTGGTGAACATAACGAAAGGGAATTAAGCGGATTAGTTGATTTTTTTCAATAGCCCTTTCCCACCAAAGTATAGTTAATTATTATACCACTAATTTTGCGTTGATGAAACAGCACAACTTTAGCTTAACTGAACTGGATGATATGTTGCCGTGGGAAAGGGAGATGTATGTCACCCTAGTTAAACAACATGTTGAAGAAGAAAACGAAAGGATGAAAAAGGAAAATGGCTAAAGATCAAACAGCTCTGCTAACCGAGATATCGAATCAGCTTAAGAAGATGAATCAATCTTCTGTGCGAGAGAAGTTGCAGCAACAGAACATGGTGGAACGTCAAGAGGCAATCCTAGCAGGTGCACCTACCGCAGCCGACTCTGGTGGTGAGGCACTCACTGATGCTGAAGACTTTAAGCGGAGATTTGTTGCCGCTCGAGCTGGTAAGATGTTTGATAATAAGATGAAACCTGAGTCTAGTAAGCAGGCTTTATCCCGGGAGACATTGAATACCGATCATTTTGCTAGTATCAATATTAACTTACTGGCATTAAACACTAGTATGTGGGCTATTCGTTGGGCTCAGCTTGATCAGTTAAAACCAATTGAAGATGGAATAGGTGAAGTTGTCAATGTACTTCATGCCCAACTTGATTTTTGGAAAGATATGTTGGCTGATAACAAGAAAGATCGAATGGATGATAAACGTTCCCTTCTTGAAAGCAGCCGTGAAGGTAATAAACAAACATTGATTGGTCAATCAGCTCCTATACTAGGATTGCCTTCACCTTCATCCACTAAGAAGGGAATGGGGTTCGGCGCGATGGCCATGAGAGCTTTGCCATATGCAATTGCAGCTGGGGCAGTAGCTCTTGCTGTTGGTGCAATTTCTGATTTTGTTTCTGGATGGAAAGAAGATGGATTGGCTGGATCAATAGGCAAAGGTCTTGGTGGTGCTGGCGAAGGCATATGGAATTCAATTAAACAATCATTTAAGGTTGGTGGATTAGGTGCTACAATCGGTGGTACAATAGGATTAGCTTTTGGTGGTATCGGTGCAATACCTGGTGCAATCATTGGCGGTTTAATTGGAATGGCGGTTGGTGCTGTTGCAGGATATTTTGGTGGTGAGAAAATCACTGAAGGATTAAACCAAGCCGGTAAAGCTGTTAGTAAGGCATGGGATGCCACTAAGGGAGTCTTTAACAGCATAGTGGGTACTATAGCTAATTGGATTTTTACGCCTGGTAGTAAAGAGAATCATCATAACGATGCAGTTAAAACCACTATGTTCGGCGGTTTTATATCATGGGAGGCTGATAACTTTACCATTGGTGCTGCATGGACTTCTGCTATGAATAGCATTGGATCAATGATTACTAAAATTGGTGATTGGGTTTATTCTGACGGAAAGTTATTCGGTGCTGCATTTACATTGCCTGATTTTGATCTGTCTGATCTTACCGATGGTTTAAGTAGCATGTGGGATACTATAAGAGATATACCTGGTAAGATAAAGAAAGCTCTTATGGGTATGTTTCCTTTGTGGATGCAAGAAGGTTTAGGTTGGACTGATTCCACCCCTCCTGGTAATATCACCACAATGAACAGTCCTAAACAACCAAGCTTTGCTCAAACGTTAAAAGGTCACGGCGCAGATATACCAATGGGACTAGTTGATCCAAGTATATTACATAGTATGCGTATTATGTCATTAGCAGATAGGCATGGATCTGACAACCCCATAGGTACTCTGAGCGGCGAAGAAATAGCAAAAGCATTACTGCAACAAGCAGTCGAAGCTGAACTTAAAATATTCGATAAGACTTCAAAGCTAATGCAACGAAATGGTAAGTCTAAACTTGGTGATGTTATAGTCACCCCACTTCCGGATACTATCATCACAAGTCAGAAGCTTGACATGTCACTTAAAAATCCTAGGTTAACTCCACAACAAAGTGCACCTGTAACAGTCACTGATGCATCTACTGGTAAAGGTGCTACCACTAATTATAACTCAACCTACATTGATCGCAATTGGCAATCGCCAGGAACTGGTAGTAATGCCAATGGTGTTGTAACTGAGAGTGGTGTTATTTGGTCTTGGTAGGCATATACTAAAAAGCCCTCACGAAGAGGGCTTTAGTTTTCACTTCAATTAAGTCTTAGGCTTCAGCCGCTAACTTAGCAAAGTAACTCATTGTATCATCAGTACTTGCTGCTGCTACAGGAGTTGGTGCAGCGAAAGACTCTTCGCGAGTAATTTGAACAGCAGATTGTTCATAAGACTCTTCCTCTTGAGCCACATCACCACGAGTAACCAATTCCTCACCTAACACACGAGTCAACTTAAGATTAAGTTCACTGTATGATTTAAAGGTATCTACATCAGTGAACTCTTTAAGAGAATATTCCTGGTTATACGCACGTTCCATTACTGAATCATCTGTGTTCAACACTTCTGCTGTACCAAAAGCTGAACGATCATAGTTACGGAAACCCGCCACTTGAGAGATCTTCATCTTAAAGTTTGCACCTTTCCATAAATCGAACGGATTCATAGGTGATTCATCTTGATACTTTGGTTGCATCGCATCTGTGATCTTCTCAAAGATCTTCGCACCGTATGTATATAACATTACCTTACCTTCGTTCTCACGATTCTCAGGGTCTGATACTACATAGATGTTTGACACATAATGTAAACGACGCTTGCGACGACGAGCTGTATCTTTATCTGCTTCAATGCCAGTATTCCATAGCTTTGAATTCATCTCAGAGACAGGGTCATCCTTGTTGATTGTAGTAAGAGATTTCTCTACATACCATTGTCCTGTTGGACCTTGGAAGAAGTGATCCCAATACTTAGCCCAAGGTAAGTCATCACCTTCGACTGTTGGTAGGAAACGAATAACAGCATAGCCGTTACCTGCTTTGTCCACCGTTGGTTTCCACATACGGTCATCACCGAATGATTTCTTTTCGTTAGTGCTTGAAGCTGCACCTACCAATGAACTCATGTCACTGGCTTTAGCTTTTAAGTCTGCAAAAGACATATTTTATTCTCCATTAAGAATTAGTATAAATTTATATTTACTTTGTATCTTGTGTACATTATATCATAGTTTTGATACTTGTACACACCTTATTTGAAAATATCTAAAACAATATTTTTCATTTTATTGTCATCAACCTTAAGGAACGATTGAAACTTAGATATCTTTTTGAACAAGTCTGGCCACAATATAGTATCTGTAACCTCTTTGTTCGCTCTTGTAATAAACCCAGTCAAGCGGTTTACTATGCATAGTGTCTCGAAAGACACCACTCCCTCAAGATGAAGCTGGACTATTCTTGGATACGTATCTTCTACGCTCAAGAGTTCGTCAAACTTTACATCCGAAATCTCTTCTAACTCATTACGAAACACATAAGACATACTATCTATCTTCTTTATAAAGGCTGTGTATG